TATCCCACCTACAGAAGAAATTTCATATATTCAAGAATTATTATATGGATCAAGTGGCGGTGGAATAACCGCCGCATTTCGTGAGACAGATTTAATATATGATTTATCAAATGAATTAAACGATATTCGTTTTTATAAACAGGGATTTTCTGTAACTGAAAAAGCAAATCTTGCAATAGTTGCATTTATAAATTCTCTCACATTTAATTCGAATGGCCTGTCTCGCGGATCAATACCTAAAATAGCACTCGCTATGGGTAAGGATTCGAGCTATACGCAAGAACAGCTTGAAGATGCTCAAGACGAGTGGATGTCAAATTTTCAGGCGATGGATGGTCAGTGGAATATACCACTTCTCAATGGTGATGCGAAAGTTTTGCAACTTCTTCCGAATAATCGTGATATGGAATATCAGAAATATATGGAGTTTACGGGTGCATTGACATGTGCCATTATGGGCGTAGACTCTGCGGAAATAGGACTTCGATTAAATCAAGCTCAGTCAGTACTTTCAGAAAATCAGGACGCTAAACAATTATTTTCAAAAGAGCGCGGGCTAAAAGATATTCTTGGCGGATTCAGGCACATGGTTATCCACTTTCTTGAAATATCTAATTTTCCATTTTCAACAGAATGGATGTTTCGATTTAATGGGTTATCAACAGAAGATAAGGGTTTTGAGGCCGATTTGCGAAAAAAATCAGTTGAAACCAATACTACTTTAAATGAACTCCGAGCCTTAGACGACAAGCCTCCTCTTCCTAATGGCGACATAGTATTACATCCGCAATATATTCAATATATTTTACAAAAAGAACAAATGGCGGCGGGACAATCTGCGATGGGTAGCGAGAGCGGACAAATAGATGAAAATTCAGACACAAATTTTGACGATGAAGAAATAGGCAATATGATTGATGATGCTATGGGCGGCATGGAAAAAGCGATTCGATTAATATAGAAATTTAATGAGGTAATTTAAATGACAGTATCGGCAAAGAAAAGTTTAAAACTCTGTTACGTTAAATATTTAACTGCATATTATTATGTATGGATAGCAGTCTCAAGCCTCTCAGAGGTAAACGCAATACTACAGGACTGGGCGACGGATAAATTTTCTTTACCGTCTCCCCTTAGTCTACCGGAAGCACTTATTGAAGTTAAGGATATTTCAGATGTTACTACTAACCCTACAAGTGAAGTTGATGTATATTTGCAAAGCGATTTAACATCATATAATACACTTGTTACAAATAATCTTGTATTGCCTAAAACATCAGGGAAAGGAATCCAGGTGGATGTCACTACTCCTACGTTTGGATGGAAGGATTTGCGTGGAAATGTTATTACTGATCCGGCTGGAGGAGATGCCCCTGTACTCACAGTATATCGAGCCGGGTCGGTTCGTGAATATTTATACGGAGCGACCAAAAAAGCTGATATACGATTTCATATTCCGCATGATTATGTCCCGGGAACCGATATATATTTACATATTCACTGGTCACATAATGGGACCGCAATAAGCGGAAATTTTGTATGCACATGTATATATACTTACGCAAAAAGTCATTCACAGGCAACCTTTCCTGCTGAAAAGACAATTCTTGTATCTGTTTCGACACCAACAATAGCGGCAATACCTCAATACGAACACATATTGAGCGAGGTTCAATTATCCGCTGCTGCGCCTTCGGGAAGCCAAATTGATAGCGCGTTACTTGAGCCGGATGGAATTATTTTAATGAATCTTGAAGTTACCACGCTTCCGACAATAACGGGCGGGTCAAATGGAGTTTTTATTCATTATATTGATCTTCATTATCAATCAACACAATTGGCAACAAAAGCGAAGGCACCTTATTTTTATGTATAAGAAAAATAAATTGCTTATTACGGCATACAATGTACAGAGGACGGGAATGAGATGGAACAATTTTTCAGTCAATATAAAGACGCAATCACCGTGTTTACAAAAATTATTGTTTCAATTGTGGTTGCTGTTCTCGGTGGGAAGTTGTTTGTTAGTTTTATGTATAATTTTTCTTTAAAGTATTTTGAAAATTTATCAAATGAGATAAAAGGAATAAAAAGCGATCTTAAAATACTTTTTGAAAGAACTGATAATCATGAGGCTGTAAATAAATGTATTGATTTTTGCGATAAGAAAAATAAATTTTGGATAGCCGAAGCCATAGTCACCAAAAAAAGTTTTAAAAAAATAAAGAAAAATGGATAAAAAAAAATCATATGAAATTTCCGATCCTCAAAAAAATTTATACATATTATTGCGTAACTACGCCTGCAAAGAATTATGTCCAGGTGGAAGCATTATGTGCATGAATTTAGAGTGTATAGAATTATTTTTACGACAGGCGGGATGTATTGAAAATGAAATAATAAAAAAATAAAAAAAGGAATAAAATAATGAATTCAATAATTAAAATTACGTCAATTCGTCAAAAATATTTTGAGGGTTTTAAACGTTTAAATGCCCCATCTGAAGTTGTTATACATGGTACAGGCGGCGGATCAACTGCACAGGGTATGATTGATTGGATGTTGTCTGGTGAACGGGAAGAGGAATATAAAAAAGGAATTGCGTTATTCCATTATCTCAATGATCGAGATGGGAAAATATATGAAATTATTGATCCTGATAACTGGGTTTATCATTCGTCGTCCGGTAGGCATGACGCCGTAACAATTGGAATTGAACATTTGAAACCGGATGCGCTCAATAAAACTGCACTGACCGAAGAGCAATATGACTCAACTGTTGAGTTTCTTGTTTTTTTAATAAATAAATATCCAATAACATCTATCATTGGGCATGTCATGAATACGATTAAATATTCCGGCCCTAAATATGTTAAAGTTCCTTGCCCTGGGGAATTTGATTGGATAAAATTACAATTACTGTTGAAAAATGCTGGATATAATTTTCATTATGAATCAGAACATTTAATAAAAGGAGAATAAAATGGAAACTATTAAAAAGATTTTTGTTGCTGTTGTTGGCTGGGCGATGTTGCATAAAAAAATATCATCGGCTATTTTTATCGCTATTGCTCTGATTGTTTGTGGCATTATTTTTGGTGTCAAAATTAAAGGCTGCATTGATTCTATTGGATAACATTGCGAGGGAATAATCATGGATCAGCAAAAATCTGATATTACAGATGAGGTTGTAGATATTGAGGCCGGTGGAAAAAAAATAAAATTGTCAATACGCGGAGGATTTATTCTGGCCATGATTATTATAATAATTATAGGCGGAGCAATCTTATTGACATCTGAATTTGATGTGCTTGGATGTTCACATAAACCGGTCGAGGTCAAAATTAAAAAGGATTTGAAATGAATAATATTTACCAATGGATTTATTTCAAAATAATAAAAAATATTATTCCTGTTGCAAAAACCGGACAAAAAATTGATGTCTATTTTTTAAGAATGTTTTGGCAAATTAAAATTGCAAAACTTTTTAGATTGAAAAGAATAATAATTGGTGACTCGAACGCTGAAAATGAAAATATCTATGCCACAATGAAATTATTTAAAAAAACTACGGTGAACTTTTGCCGTGGTGGAACAACTGTTGATGACTGGATTGATTTTTTTAATCTTCCGAATGGCGTTAAAATATTAAATCTTATTAGCCGGTATGAAATAATAATAAATCTCGGCGGCAACAACCTTCTGTTGAATAAACTAGACGGAATTTGTCAGAAATTCTATATATTAAAAGTCATGTTTCCAAATGCGTGGTTTTATCGATTAATGAATTGATTGGAAATTATTTTTTTCCTAAAATAATTGATTTATATTTTTTAACTACTGGTTTAGATGGCACTCAAAATTTATTATTATTTCGTGATATGGTGCATATGAATAATTTTTGTTTTCAAAAAATAGTCGAAAAATTAGAGGATAAAACATGACTGTAATTACACTGCCGATCTGGGTTAAAAATCTTATTATCTGTTCAATAATTTTTATTTTTGGGCTATTGATTGGCGGTGGGTCAGTTGGATATATTGTATATAATCATTATTTAAAAGCTTTGAAAATTACCTGGGTTAATGAGGTAACAAAAACAGTCTATGTATCAGGCGGGAAAGAAAAACCGTCATTACAGTGCGGAGATATTTGGATAAAAGGAAAACAAGATAAATTAAAATTCAATATTTCCGCTGGAGATCAATGCAAAAGTGCCAGTCGTGAATTAAAAGTTTCCATCCCCATTTTACATCATTCTTTCGGCCCCTGGGTCGCCGGTATGATTGGTTATGATAACAATATTCAAAAATTAACGTCTGGGTATGCCGTAGGTGCTCGTTATTTATATTCCTGGAGATTGATCTCAATTGGGCCTGGGCTTGGATATTTCAAAATATCAAATATTCAGGGGGTGATAATAACCGCTGACGCAACTCTGCATTTTTAAATAAAATTTAAAATTAATAACATGAAACATGAAAAATTAATAAATGCACATCATAAAAAATTAGGAAATACACAATGGCGATTGTTACCTTGGAAAGAATTAGAAGAAGTTGTTAATGTATTTATGTATGGCAATACAAAATATGAAGAAGATGACTGGAAAAATGTACCAAATAAAAAATCAATATATTTTGATGCGATGATGCGTCACATAGTAGCGTGGAAAACTACTACTGCAAGAGATGAATCCGATTTTTCTCATTTAGCACATGCAATGGCGTGTATATTGATTTTATTGTGGAGCGAAAATAATGAAAAAAATTCAAACTGAAATATATTGTAGAGTAAGTGGATATTTTCGTCCCGTTGATTCTTTCAATAAGGGCAAACAACAAGAATTTTGGGAAAGGACAAAGTTTTTACAAGATGCCAAAAATAATAAATTACAACAATTATTTGATTCGATTTCTAGAAAATAAATCTCTTTTAGCCGGAAGATTTTATTTTGTTATTCATGATCGAGAAGCAATAAGTTTATGGTCAAATGATATTTGTAAATCTATTTGGAATCGCTTATGCGATAATATTTTGCTTGGCGGGTGTCATGGATTGTCATTTTTACTTTGTCCCTTTTGTTTAAAATATCGACATGATAGATGCAGAGGATGTGAATGGGCAAAATCTCATGGCAGATGCAATGACGACGCCTCAGATGTACATAGAGCACGAAATAAAAAACAATTTACTAACGAATTTTATCGAGATATAATAAAAAAAATTTTAAAATCAGAAAAATAATGAAAAATAATAAAAAAAGAAGTTTTAAAAGGGTTGTTGTTATTTCCGATCTTCATTGTGGTCATGTCGTAGGTTTGACCCCGCCTGATTATCAATATAATCTTCAAAGTAACAATCTTAATAAAAGAAAAATAGCCGAAATGCAATATGCTGGATATAATTTTTTTGAAAATAAAATAAAAGAATTACAACCAATAGATATTTTAATTGAAAATGGTGATTCAATTGAGGGGAAAGGACAAAAAAGTGGCGGAACAGAATTAATCGAAACTGACAGATTAAAACAATGTGAAATGGCGATACAGTGTCTCGAAAAAATAAAAGCAAAGAAAATTGTGAAATCATATGGAACGCCATTTCATGTTGGAGTAGATGAAGATTTTGAAGATATTGTTGCTAATGGATTAAATGTTGAAAAAATTTGTAGTCATGGATGGATTGATGTTAATGGAATAATTTTTGATTTTAAACATTTTATTTCATCAAGCATTATTCCACATGGTCGTCATACATCAATTGCGCGGGATCATCTATGGAATCAGTTGTGGTCAATTGATGAATCTCAACCTCTGTCAAATGTAATAATAAGAAGTCACACTCATTACCATATATTTAATGGGGATGCGGAACACTTGGCAATCATTACCCCCGCAATGCAGGGATTCGGTAGTAAATTTGGAACTCGAAAATGTTCAGGAAAAATTCATATAGGATTTATTCATTTTGATGTTTATAATGATGGAGCATACACATGGCAATCACATCTATTGAGGGGAGAATTTCTAAAAGAGAGGGCATTAAAATTATAACAACTGAAGATGCAATTGAACATTTGAAAAAAATAAAAGAGGAATGTTTAAAAATAGATTATTCGAAATATATCAGAATTAAAGATGTCGCTGATATATTAGGAGTATCCAACAATAGCAATTTGAAACGTGTATTTATTCTTCATGGATATGATGTTTTTCAATTTAAGGATTTTAAAAATTTTGGAAAAATAAGTAATTTTGTAAAAATCGAAGATGCTGAAAAAATAATAAAAGCCGGAGGTGGGAAGAAAATTAATTGACATATATCGATTTTTCCATTATATTTATAAATGGAAATTGTGTGACACTATGATTTTTAAGGCGTTTTCTTTTTTTTAAAGAAAACGCTTTTTTTTATTATTCGGATGATATCCGTATACGTCAATACGGGTTGGACCTATTGCTAAAGCCTCATATTCATTAGCTTGAGATATATTTTAATGTTTGACATTTTTCTTTTTATCCTGTTTGTTTTGTTTATGTTGAATAATAAAGAAATTCATGAAGTCAAATATATCCGAGAACTCCAGGAATATTATAATGATTATATTGCCGCTCTTATAAATGAAATTTTTGTAGGAACCGGAATTGCACTTGGTTTAGATGAAAAACAAGCATATTATTTAATTCAAAACAATCCAGGAAAGCTTCAAAAAGCAGGATTTTTTAAAAATATATTCGAAAAATTAAAATCAATATTTAAACATATTGTTGGAAAGTTCAGGCCGCAAGATGGAAAATTTGAAAGCGGCAAGCCGATGACACCCCGACAATGGGAAATATTCAATAATGAGATTGAAAAATATTGGAAAGAATATGCCGATACTGTGACTGAAGATGTCGCGGTCAAAAGTTTTATGCTTGGTCGTGATACTACAAAGTTCAGAAAAAATAAAAAACCGTATATAAATAAAAGTTTATATCAAGTGGACTTCGATCAATATAACGGGAACATGCCGAAAAAATTGGCTGATGCATACAAGAAATATGATTTTACTAATGCTGAAAAGAATGCCTTAAATAAATCGTTTTCTAACATGGCAATGTATGTAACTAATACGAATAACGAATTAAAAGAGGCGATACAATATCAGATAACAAAAGGATTGAATGAAAAAAAATCTCCAACAATGATTGCATCTGATTTATATTGGAATATTCAAAAAGAAGAAAAATTATCGAATAAATATAACGCAGAGGCATTGCGGCACAATTGGACACGAATAGCTCAAACTGAAACAGCGGCGGTTTATGAGGCCGGAGTGCTTGCGCCATACGAAGAGATCGCAATGGAGAGCCTTAAAGATGTAAGTAAAGCACAATATTTCATCTTCACGGGCGGAACATGCCCCTGGTGTCGGGCGCATCACGGAACGCTTGTTAGAATGGTCCCTACAAGTATTGTAGGAAATACTGGAAATGATAGTTTATCTGCAATGGGAATAAAAGACCCGAATACCGATATTGCGATATGGATTGGTAAGAATAATATAGGATTTCGTGAGACAAAAATTGTTCACGGATGGCGGGTTGCAACTCCCGCCCATCCGCATAATGTAGCTACGTTTGAACCAATAAACATTGAAAGCGAATATTATAATCCTAAAAGTGGACACGTCGAGGCGCGTCAAAAGAAATATAGGCATGTCCCTCAAATGACTGATTACACCTATCGGAGCAAAGAAGAACAAAAATCAAGAAAACCTGTTTTCATTGGGGAAAATTTAGTCAGATATCAAAATAATATTTATGAACGTGTTCCATCTTCCTCTTATGCCCGTAAAAAATCAGAATGGGATAAAGATGCTTCGTTACCAATACCAGTTGCTATAAATAGTACTCGCTATGATAAAATTTTTGGTGAAGCCGAAAGGAATAAATAATGGTATTTGATATTAATTCTGAATTGATTCTTGATTCTATAATGGCAGGATTAGAAACAGCCGGATCGGATATGGCAGAAGAAAAATTTAACAAAATTTGTAATGCAATTAATGAAGAATTACCGGGAGTTATCGCATTATTAACACAAGGGACCGCCGAAGATTGGAAATCTGAAGCAATAAATGCTGGAGGATGGGGAACGAAATATGCTCCTGCCGTTAAATATGAAATTTTAAACAATAAAGGAGAAATTTTTCTTGATGAATCGATAATTGATAAAGAAAGCGACAAACCAAATTTGATGTTCGCAATGATGATGGAAAAAGGAGTTAAATCATGGTCTATTAAAGACGCTTTAATGAAATCAGAAAAAGTAAAAATTGGAAAAGATGGAATAAAATATATTATTATTCCGTTTCCCGTTAGAACTCCAAGAAAAAATACAAGCATGAATGCAAAAAGTAGTTTCGGTGGTCGTGAAATGACAAATGAAATTCATGCAATTGTAAAAGGCGGAGGACGGATGCCTATTGGAACAACCTTAAATGTGAAAGGTAAAGAAATTGATATAGGTGGACTTACTCGATATAATACTCGTAAATATCATTCTCAATATGGATTTTTTAGATGCGTAACTGCGAATAGTACTGGGTGGCAATATCCCGATGTTCCTGCCGAACCGATATTTCCAAAAATATTAAATGAAATAAACAGACAAATTTCTGAAGTGTTAAGTGAATTTTGTAAAGAAATTGTAAAAGAATACAGTAAATAAATTATTCTGCCCAATGTCCTGTATTATATTTAGTTTTAGAATCTTGATTTGCATTATAAATATCATAAATTTTTTGTGAATCAATTGGACTTATTGATTCTTCTCCATGTATTTTATTTTCAGGATCATTAAAAATTTTAATATCTTTTCCGTCTATTAGTAGGGTTGCTGGATAATGCATTATTGATATTGGATCATACGGATATTTTTTATAATCATATAATGTTGGCTCAATTGGAATGAATTGAAATTTAAAGAGTAAACTATTTGGTATGTTTTCCCATATAATTAATGTAGATATATCCGGGCGTTGATGTTCATGCTCTAAGCCAAGAACATGCCCAAGTTCATGTTCTACATTATTCTTTAAAACTTCATTTAAAATAATTGTATTTTCATGATTAGAATTCATTCCATGATAACCAATACTCATACTAGTTGAGTTTAATTCTGCCGATATGTTGATTGAATTTTTTATAATATATAGTTTTTTTGTTTTTTTATCTTTTTTATTTTTTTCAATTGCTTTATCAATAAATTTTATTTTTCCGCAAGAAGCAATTTCCCAACTTAACATACTTAAATAGATAATACTGATTTCGTGTTCATTAAAACCTATAAGTTCAAATGGAATTCGACCATGCGGCCAACGATCTAATGGTTCAAGATCATTAATGCAGCCTGAAATACTAATTGAAAATATGATAATAATAAATATTTTTTTCATAAATAACCCTCTTTTTTTTATTGACAAGATCAATATATAATTGATCTTGTCAATTGTCAATCATTTTTATTATTTTTATCAATTTTTTTTAGTAATTGACAAAAAAAAACAATCATTTATATACTTATTTTAATATTTTTTGGAAATTGGTATAATAAAATAATGGAAAGAAGCGAAATAATTAAGCTTTCAAAAAAAAATATTCCTTATGAAAATCTTGAAAAAGCAAAAAAAATATTAGAAAAAGATTATGAAATATCATACGGAAATTATGAAAAATCTGAATTATTGAAAGCAATCCATTCAGGAAATCCATTTGTTGTTGAGGAACATTTAGTCATCGGATTTGAAGACGGAAAATTTATTGATTCTGAAGAAAGTAATTTTCCTATCGAAAAAATGGTAAAGGCCGTTATTATAGAAGACGTTAAAATAAATGAAGAAGATTATAATAAAACTTCAGGAAATATTCCTTTCGCTATTATCGGACGATCCGATTGGATCGAAATTGATAGCAATGGAAATACTTGTAAATTCAGTTTATCTCAATTTAATAATATTATTGGAAAACTTTGTTTGGGAGAAATTTTTTTACCCGCACATTCGGCAGTGTTCAATTTTCTTGTTCCATCAGAAGAATTTCAAAAGAAAAAAATTGTATCAATGCTTGTAGGAGCCAATATAAATATTTACAGTCAATCAAATTATATTGACAATTGTTTACATGAAATGGGACATCTTTTTTGGCGTACAGTTGTATTATCTGAAGAAAAAGAAAAATTTAAGGCATTATTTAAAATTGTTAGACCAACCGCTATATACGAATATGATTGGGAACGACACGATCCAGAAGAAATGTTTTGTACTATCTATAAATGGTATCTTAAAAGCATTTTAATTAATAAATCATTTTATAATATTCTTGAATATGAAGAGCCAAATGGTCTTGCATCACTTCAAAAAGTATTCGAACGTATTGCAAATGATAAAATGATAAACGATATATGGGAATCTAATAAAAATGACATATTCGAATACCTTAATCCAAGATACAATAAAGCAACAGGACAATTTTTGCGTAAAGCGGGAATGCTTGAAAAAATTCAAGATATTGAAATACCACGTAAAATTTTAAATAATAATATTATAAAAGTTGAAAATGGAATTCAATACATAAAATTTGAAAAGGCGATAATACCGGTTAATAAAAATAAAATTATTTTTTCTCCTCTTGAAAAAGCTACGCCTTATGCAAACAGAAAACAAATTTTTTTTGATATGGATGGAGTAGTTTGCAATTTTGCAAAAGAATATAAAAATACATTTTTACGTGATGCCTATCAAGACGACCCCTTTACCATACATCAGGCGGTAATAAGTGTTCCTTCTTTTTTTCGCAATCTTCAGGTAATTGAGAAGGGACGCGAATTATTTAATTTATTAAAAGATGATTATATTATTATATTTTTAACTACACCCTGTCCTGGTATGGATAATTGCAAACATGATAAAATTTATTGGATCAAAGAAAATTTTGGGGAGCAATATACTGTTATATTTTCTGATAATAAAGAAGAGTATGTAATAGATGAAACAAGTATATTAATAGACGATACTTCCGTGAATCTTGATTCGTGGACTGCGGCTGGCGGAACTGCCGTNAATTTCAATCAGCGAAACGATAAAATAATTGAAATAATTAAAAATATATTCTACGAAAAAAATGAAATTAAATCAGTAAAAAAACAACTTGAAGAAATGGAATTTGTGGAACCTACTGAAAAACAAAAAGAAAATGGAAATTATAAAAAAGGAAAAATAATTTATAAAAATATAAATATTTCTATAGAAAATCCCAAGGGAAGTTGGCGATTTGGATTAGCCAATGATGGCAAACCGTGGGCCTCAAAAATGAAAGCGCACTATGGTTATATAACCGGATCAGATGGCACAGACAATGAACCTATTGATTGTTATATCGGTCCTAAAATTGGCGCAAGTCGTGTATTCATAATAAATCAGGGTAGAAATAATATTTTTGATGAAGTCAAAATAATTTTGGGATGTGAAACTCTTGACGAAGCCAGAAAATTGTATCTTTCAAATTATCGACAAGGATGGGAAAAAAATATTCTATCAATTATTCCTACGAATACAAAAAAATTAAGAGAGTGGATAAAAAATGGCAATACTTACGAACCCTATTCTTGATTCAAATAAAAGTCTTTGTCAATCTTGTGTAAAAGTTTTTAATGTATGTAAGATTGATTTGAAATATGAACATGTAACAGAATGTATAATGTATCGAAAAGGGAAAGAACGAAGTAATTTATATTGCAAGATCATGAATATAATAGACGTTAGATACTGGAATTGCGATTGCTTTTATTGCGCTCCATACGGAAAAGTTATTTCTGCTGATTGTCGGAAACATGAC